AACGATGTCACAAAGGCTCAAGATCTTCTCACTCTTGCTCTCGACATATCACAGGCCACAGGCAAAGGACTCGATGCCGTCGCTAACTCTCTTGGCAAGGCATACGACGGCAACACGGCAGCCCTTGGCAAGTTAGGTATTGGATTATCGGCCGCCGAGTTAAAAACAATGACATTCACCGAAGTTCAAGGCAAGCTCTCGGATCTATTCGGTGGCGCAGCAGCAGCCAACGCAGAGACATTTGCTGGACGCTTGCAGATTCTCAAAGTGACCTTTGATGAAGCAAAAGAATCAGTCGGCGCAAAACTCTTGCCAATTATCCAGAAGCTCGTTGAGTTTATTGTCAATCAAGTTGTGCCAGCACTTGGCAAGTTTGCACAGTTCTTTAAGCCAATTACTGATGCGATAGCGGCCAACAAAGAAGAGTTTGCAACATTCATTGCATTTATTCAAAAGTATGTCGTGCCAGTGCTGGTCAATGTGCTCGGTGGTGCGTTCAAGGTTGTTGGAGAGATTGCCGGTGGAGTTATCAATGTCATTGGAGCAGTCGTCGGCGGTCTCAATACACTCATCGCCGGAGCAGTTGCAGGAATCAATGCACTGATCCGCGTGTACAACTCAATCCCATTCTTACCCAATGTCGGACTCATCTCAGCTCCATCGATTAGCGTTCCAAGCGTCTCGGTGCCAAGCGTTGGCGCAACCACTGCCGTTCCAAAAGTCGTCGTGCCATCAGTATCCGGCGGAAGTGGCTCCACAATTTCTGCCATTGTTGGTACAGGGTTATCGGCAGGGTTAACAACATCAGATGCCATGTTTGGCGGAAGATTAGGATCAGGATCAGCAGGACTTGCAACTTCCGATGCTATGTTCGGTGGACGATTGGGATCAGCACCAACCATTAATTTGACAGTCAATGGCGCGATTGATTCGGAAGGCACAGCTCGCACAATCGTAAACACACTCAATGACTCTTACTATCGCGGAACGGGCGGCGGCGGTCAGCTCATAACAGCTCCACAAGGCTTCTTCTAATGACTCAATGGGCTCCAGTCTGGCGAGTTAAAATTGATGGCACTGATGTCACTGACTCAGTTATTGCCAATCTGACAATTACTTCAGGGCGTACAAATATCTACACACAGGCACAAGCTGGCTATTGCTCAATCACTTTGATCATCTTTGGTCAAGCTGCCCTGCCGTATGAAATTAACAATTCGCTCTCCATCGAAGTTCAAGACACATCGGCCGTCTATGTGCCAATCTTTGGCGGCTCGGTTGTGGACATCTCTGTCAGCGTCTCTCAGGTTGGCTCTAGTGCTTATACTCAGGAAGTCACTATTACGGCTCTAGGAGCCCTTGCAAGGCTGCAAAAGGCACTTACAGATGGAGTCCTAACACACGATTTTGATGGGAATCAGATTGAGACAATCCTGCGAGAAGTGCTATTTGCCCAGTGGCAACAAGTGCCAGCCGCGCTTCAGTGGAATACCTATGATCCGACAACGACGTGGGCTAATGCTGGCAATACTGGACTTGGCGAAATCGACACTCCGGGCAATTATGAGCTGGCACAAAGGGCATCTGATCGCACAGTTGTCTATGACCTAGTTGCAGCTCTCGCCACATCTGGACTTGGATACCTTTACGAAGATGCTCAAGGGCTTATCTCCTATGGCGACTCAACACATCGAACAACTTATTTAGCCACATACGGATACACGGATCTCACAGCCAATCAAGCTCTAGGCCAAGGCATTACAATCAAGACACGTGCAGGAGATGTTCGAAATGACCTAACAATCAAATTTGGCACAAATTCGGCCAGTGAAGTCAGCGACACCGATGAAGCATCGATTGGCCTATATGGCAATCTGGCACAAATCATCACGACCACAATTAAACACTCAGCCGATGCCGAAGATCAGGCAGCATTCTATTTAGCCCTGCGCGCCTATCCACAGCCAATCTTTGACAGCATCACCTACGCGCTAACCAATCCAGAGCTAGACAATGCCGATCGTGATGCCCTGATCAATATCTTCATGGGTCAGCCCATAGCACTCAATGACCTTCCGCCGAATATGTCATCGGGAGTCTTCCAAGGATTCGTCGAAGGCTGGACATTCCGAGCATCTTTTAATCAACTTGCCATCACGCTTCTTATGTCGCCACTGGCCTACTCACTGCAAGCCATGCGATGGAATGACGTGCCAATAGTAGAGCGGTGGAATACCGTGTCGCCGACTTTAGAGTGGCAATATGCCACAATAGTCTCATAACGAAAGGGAACAAGAATGGCTAATCCAACAACCAATTATGGTTTCGTGTTACCGACGGCAACTGATCTAGTTACGGACTTGCCAGCGGATTTTGACGTGGCGTTGCAAGGCGTGGATACGCGCTTAAAAGCATTACAACCTGGCACAACACTAGGCGATCTTGCTTATTCATCGGCAACGGCAAACACGAACACACGTTTAGCAATCGGGTCAAGCAATCAAGTTTTAGGTATTGTCTCAGGCGTTCCAGCATGGATTGATCCAGATAATATTGCGTCTACTTACAGCGCAAAGACTGCCGCTTACACATTCGTTTCAGGAGATGAAGGCAATATTTTCTCGATGAATGCAGCTACATCGGTACAGTTTAACATTCCAACAGATGCAACTTTTAACTTTGCAGTAGGCACAGAGATTAACGTCTTCTGGATTACTGGAGTTGGACAACCAACAATCGGCGCAGTGACTCCGGGAACGACGACGGTAATTTCAACTGCTGCAACAAGTGCAACTCCAAAATTGCGTGTGGCCAATAGCGGTGCAACTTGTAAAAAATTAGCTGCGAATTTGTGGATTATTTTTGGGGATGTAGTTTAATGACTCCAATGCTTGGAATTATGGCGAGTATGGGTCGAGCGAGAGCGACAACTACAGTTGATTATCTTGTTGTTGCAGGTGGCGGCGCAGGTGGCGGCAGTGCTGGCGGCGGTAATCAAGGCGGCGGTGGTGCTGGTGGATTTAGAACGGCAGCGGCATTTTCTATAGGCGCATCTTTTACAGTAACAGTTGGCGCAGGTGGTGCTGGTAGTACATCATCAACAAGTGTAGCCAGTGGAAGTAATTCCGTTTTTTCCACTATCACATCAACAGGCGGCGGTGGTGGTGGTTGCTATAACGGCGATGCTGGCACTTTACCAAGTACAGGCGGCAGTGGTGGCGGTGGTGGGCAACGCTCAGCAAATATGGCGGGCGCTGCGGGCAATACTCCAAGCACTTCACCTGCTCAAGGTTTCGCAGGTGGAAGTACCGATGACTTTAGGTCAGGTGCAGGCGGTGGCGGAGCTAGCCAAGTAGGTTACAACGATACCTTTCCAGATCCCGGCAACGGTGGCAACGGCTCATCAAACTCTTATTCTGGCTCTGCAGTGACTTACGGCGGTGGTGGTGGTGGTGGTGCACACAATTCGGCTAGCGGAAACGCATCGGGCGGCACAGGCGGCGGTGGCGGATCAGGTGCAAACGGCAGCGCAAATACAGGCGGCGGTGGCGGTGGAGATGGAGACTTAAACACAGGCACATCGGGCGGCTCTGGTGGTTCAGGAATTGTTATTCTGAGATATGCAGATTCTTTTCCAGCATTTACTTCTATTGGCGGTGGTTTAACTTTTACGACTACAACATCTGGCGGTTATCGAATTTATCAATTTACAGCAGGAACAGGAACGGTGACGGTGTAATGGCACACTACGCGTTTATTACAGATGGCATAGTTACAGAAGTGATAACTGGTAAAGATGAAACTGAAACCATCGAAGGCCTAGACACGGAAACTTGGTATGGAAATTTTCGCGGGCAACTTTGCAAGCGTACAAGCTACAACGGCAACATAAGATTTAACTATGCAGGTATTGGCTATACATACGATGAAGGCAGAGATGCTTTTATTGTGCCAAAGGCTAACTGCCACAATGAAGAAGTGCTAGATGAGGCGACTTGTCAGTGGACTTGCACTAATGCAGAGCATGACATCGAAATATCCTGACGGCACTGCCGCGCGAATTATTGAAGTTGCACTGGCCGAAGTTGGCACAGTCGAAACTGGCGAGAATCTGACAAAGTACGGCAAATTCACAAAGGCCGATGGTCTGCCATGGTGTGGCTCATTCTGCAACTGGGTATTTGATCAAGCTGGTGTCAAGATTCCATCGATGGTCTCAACGGCTGCGGGTGCTCATAAGATGAAAGAGCTTGGTCGATTCTTTGAAACTGCGCCACAGCTTGGCGACTTATGCTTTATGGACTTTCCACACGATGGCATCGATCGGATTTCACATATCGGCATCGTGGTCAAGGTTGGCCAGAATTCGGTGCTTTGCATCGAAGGCAACACGTCCGGCGACGGTGATCAGCGAAATGGCGGAATGGTCATGCTTAAGCGTCGCTATATTGGCAAGGAAATAGTGGGTTTCGCTCGCGCTCGATTGGTCACTTATGCAGGAGACTATCCAGTGGTCGAGCCACTTCCACAGGCAAAGCCGAAAAAGGAGAAAAAGAGATGACACAATTTAAGGCAATCGCGGCATCATGGGTTAGAAGTTCAGTTGCAGGAGCTCTAGCCGTATATCTAACAGGCAACACAAATCCAAAAGATTTAGCGATGGGGCTAGTGGCTGGCATCGTG